CTGGACTTATTGCACAAGACGTTGAAAAAGTATTACCTTCCGCAGTATCAGAAAAAGAGCTTCCTTTAAAGCACGATGATGGAATAGCTTATAAAGTTCTACAGTATGACCAAACAATTGGTTTACTAGTTGAAGCAATCAAGGAGCTTACTGCTAAAGTAGAAAAACTGGAGAATAAATAATGGCATTAGGCACAGGACAGTTAAGTTTAGCTGATATTGCTGGTGAATATGGTGGTTCAGCTCCACACGCTTTAAGTGAGTATTACAGTAATGGTAATGCACCGGGTAGTGGTGAAATACAAATTCACGCTGATTTTAATGGTACTAGTAATATTTTTACCTTTGCTATCTCTTCAAATACTACTAATTTAAATATGCGAAGTGCAGCTGGTAGTGCTGGTTGGGATGGTTCTGCAATATTAGCCGTTACTATAAATTCAGGAGTTGTTGTATATAGTACCTCTACTGGCTCTTATGCTATGGTTATAGGTGGCGGAGCGTTCCCTAGTGGTTCAACCTTAACAAATAATGGAACAATACTTGGTAAGGGTGGCGCTGGTGGAAGTGCAACTGCTGGAGACCGTAATTGTGGCGGCGCACAAAGTCAGCAAGCTGGTAGTGCAGGTGGCCCGGCGCTTCAAATCTCAAACGCTATGACTATTAATAATGGTAGTGGACGCGTTGCTGGTGGCGGTGGCGGCGGTGGCGTTGGAGGAACATACGGTACATGGGGAAATGGTGGCGCTGGCGGAGGAGGTGTTGGAAATGGGCCTGGTGGCACATCTCAACAAGCTGGTAATGGTTCGGCTGGTTCTTTAACTTCCGGTGGAGGTGGTGGCGGAGGCTACACTTATAATCATTGGTCATGCCCGTACGGTACTAATACAGGTTCTGGTGGTTCTGGTGGAGGATATGGAGCAGGCGGCGGCGGTGGTGGAGCTGGTTCAGGATATAGTTACACTAGTGGTGGTGCTGGTGGAGCAGCTACTTCAGGAAACTCTAATGTTACTTGGAGTGGAAATGGTACAAGAAATGGTTCATTAGGTTAAATTCTTTAGGAGAAGCAAATGGCTTTTACATACAAAATACGCTCATTTAATACAACAGAAGGGAGTGTTGCTTGCACTGTTCATAATAGTGCGGCAGAGACAGTTGGAACAATTAATATAGATTTACCACGAGATGCTGATGGTTTGTATCTAGTGGGAACACCTTTAAATGATTATATAATGGGGTTTATTCCTGTTGATTTTTATACAAGGAGTGAAGAGGTAAAATCTGGTGTGTCTAATGCAAGTGCTATTACAGCTCTTGTAGAAGCGTTACCTGAAGAAGAAGTTGAAGACGTAGACACTAATGAACCTGGTAATGCTTTTGTTGATGCAAGACTAACGCACCATGGATTAATATAAGTGGAAAAAGGATGGGCACAGCGTAGATTTAATATTTGCAAAGAGTGTCCAAGTTATGTATTTAACTTTTTTGGTGGTAAATGTAAAAATTGTGGGTGCGTAGTTAGGGCAAAAGTTTCTTTTAAGTCGCAGGAATGTCCTATAGGTAAATGGTAAAAATCGGCTAGGGAGAGATAGTTTTGAATTTCGTAAATATCGTAGAAGATACAGATTTTTTAAGTGATAATCAAAAAGCAATAATTAGGGAAGTAACGCTGGGTGCGGAATTTCCTTGGTATTGGTCAAATCAACAAACTGAAGAAATATCAGAAGGTTATTTATTTCATCAGTTGCTTACTAGACCTGAAGTTGGAGAAAACAATCAATCTAAAGTTAATTCTAGTTCTTATGATTTTTTTATTAGTTTATTAGATTCTTTCTGCAGAAAAAATAACATTGAATACCATGAAGTGTTACGCGCAAGTGTTAATTGTGTGTTTCCATGTAACGCAAAAACAAGCCCTATACACGAAGACCACGCTTTTGAACACAATCAATTAATAATTTATTTAAATGACAGCCCAACTTCAAGAACACTTATATTTAATAAAAATAATAAAAAGATCAAAAGTGTAAAAGCAACACAATTTAAAGGCATTTCTTTTCCAAATTTACCACATGCGGTTCAATACCCTACTGAAAAAGAAAGACGGGTAACTGCAATCTTTACGTTCCGATGAAAATTAATAGCGTATGTATTGTCGGGGGCGGTTCAAGTGGATGGATGATGGCTATTGCTTTAAACAATCATTTACCTAATGTAGATATTACTCTTGTAGAATCTCCAAATGTGCCTACTGTTGGTGTAGGAGAATCTACAATACCATATACTTCTTTTTTTATAAGAGACATATTAGGGTTTAAAGAAGAAGAATGGATGCCTTTCTGTAATGCAAGTTATAAAGCGGCAATAAGATTCTGTGATTTCTCTCAAAAAGGTCAAAACATTTATCACCCATTTTGGAATGATGAAGAGTCTGATTACAATGGGTTTGAGTGGGCAATAAAAAAGCATCTTGTAGACACACCAATTGAAGATTACTATAGTACAAACTTTATTACATACCACATGAGTGAAAATAATAAATTTAGTAAGCTAGAGGGTGAAGGCTTCAAATATGCTCATCATTTAGATGCTAGTAAATTTGGAGAATATTGTAAATCTAAATTTAAAGGTAAACACATACTTGCTAACGTAAAACACGTAAAAACTAATGGATCTAATATAGTTTCAGTTACAACAGACAAAGAAGTAATTAAAGCTGATATGTTTATAGATTGCACAGGCTTTCATGGATTGTTAATTGATAAGGCTTTACATGAACCATTTGAATCAATATCTGATACTTTACTAAACGATACTGCAATTACTTGTCGTATGCCTTACGCTGACAAAGATAAAGAATTAGAGCCATTTACAGATTGCACAGCGCTAGGTTCAGGATGGGCATGGAATATACCTTTGTGGTCGAGAGTAGGAAGCGGTTATGTATATAGCAGTAGATTTCAAAACGAGGATGGAGCTAAAAAAGAATATAAAGACTATCTAACTAAACGCTTTGATAAAAAACGAGTTAGTGATTTAGAGTTTAATGTTGTAAAGTTTAAAACAGGCAAATACAAACGTGGCTGGGTAGGTAATTGCCTTGCACTTACATTAGCTTCTGGTTTTATAGAGCCATTAGAGTCAACTGGATTGGCATTGGCCTGTTTCCAAATAGAAAATTTTATTAATACTGTACTAAATAAAGAATATTCTTCTTTTAAACGCACATGTTACAACGAAAAAGTAGATGAAGTGTTTCACGAAATACATAATTTTGTTTTATTACATTATGTTAATTCACAACGTGAAGACACACCCTATTGGAAATATATGAAAAATGAATTAGAAACAACAAGAGATTTTTCTAAGTATGTACAAAACATTGAAAAACAAAAGCATGCATGGTTTCCGACTAAGTCTCGTGAATGTATTATGTTAGGTTTTAATATTTCAAGTGAATATTCTAAGCATCATTTAACTTGGCATGATAAACCTATTGTTGGTTTAACAGAACAGTTTAAAGAAGGAATTTTAGAAGAATTAAAATATCTAGAAAAAAGAAAAGCTGATAAACAAAAACAAGCTAGTCAAATGGACAGTTTAAACCAATATTTATTAAATGAGATTTACTTGTGAGAGTTTTAGGAGTCGCTCCGTGTCATGACAGTTCAGTTGCAATAATTAACAATGGTGTGTTGGAGTACTTTTGTAAAGAGGAACGATTAACAAGAGTTAAAAGAGATAATATGCCTTACCAAGCAATAGCAGAAGCAGTAAAAAATGCTAAAGGCATTATTGATACATGTGTTATAGCTTCGCCTACCTGGGATGATAGTTCAAATAATGACCTTGAGGTACATCTAAAAAAGTTAACTAATTGTAAAAATTTTACAAGAATGTGTGATAGTCATCATAAAGTACATTCTACAAACGCATTTTATAATTCAGGTTTTGACAAAGCAATGTGTTTTGTTGCTGATAGAGTAGGTTCATACGTAGAAGGATTTAGAGAAGGAGAAAGTGTTTATACAGCAGAGTATCCAGCTAATTTCAAACCACTGTTTAAGAGTTATTATTTATTAGATAAGGGTTTGTATCACGATACCCATAATAATTTGCTGGCAGAAGATTTAAGACAACAACACAACTGCGACATAACAGCATCATCAACAATGGGTATGGTTCAGGTATATGAAAGTGCAACAATTTTAATAGGCCAACATCCTTTAGAAAACGGTAAAACAATGGGGTTGTCTGCTTATGGCAATAAAGAAAATATTACATCAAATTTATTTTATGATAATGTAGTCAATGATGCTAAGTTTTTGTTTTGTGGTAACAACAACACAGCTTTAAATGTTAGTAATAAACATCTTTGTACTTCTGAAGTAACCCAAAATAACTATAAAACATACGCTGACTATGCTCTTAGTGTTCAATTACAGACGCAAGAAGTTGTTGGTAATTTGATAGAAAAGTATATTAAACAAACTAGTACTAAGAATGTTTGCATGACAGGAGGGTATGGTTTTAATGTAGTTTGTAATCAATACTTAACTAATAGATTTCCTGACTTAAATTTTTATTTTGAACCTTTAGCTGATGATTCGGGAAATTCTATAGGAGCAGCAAATTATGTTTGCAGAGAAGCAACAAAACTTGTAGACATAATTCCTTTAAAACATACTTTTTTTAATCATGTTGAACCTTATATACCGCCAAATATAGGTAAAAATGTTACTGTAGAGCAAATTGCTCAACATCTAAAGGATGGTAAAATTATTGCAATGTTCAATGGTAAAGCAGAAGCTTCGCCTCGCTCATTGGGTAATCGTTCTATATTATTTGATGCCAGAATTAAAAACGGTAAAGAAATTATTAATAAAATAAAAAGAAGAGAGTGGTACAGACCTTTTGCTTGTTCAGTATTAGAAGAAGACGCGAATAAATATTTTGATATGGGGAAAACAATAAAATCTCCATTTATGACATCTTCTTTTAATATAAGATCAAAATATAAAGACTCTTTTCCAGCAATAACGCATGTTGATGGTACTTGCAGAATACAGACAGTAGACGAGAGTGTGCCACATTTTAAACAAATTATTGAAAAATTTAAAAATATTACAGGTACAGGAATGCTATTAAACACAAGTTTTAACTTAGCTGGAGAACCTTTAGTTGACTCTTTTGAGGATGCTGTAAAAACTTTTAAAAGTACAGAAATAGATTTCTTGTGGTTTCCAGAAAAAGGGATTTATTTATGAGTTTCAATATTTTTAAGCGCAAGACAGAAGAACCAATATTCCTCGATTGCTATACAGCAAGCCACTACGCTTACAACCACGCAAAAATAGATTACTCGCGCAGGTATTTCCCCGAATGGTTTAAAGGGATGGCTGAAAATTTACCAGATGGAGGAGGAACTCTAAAGCACTGCACTGCGTTTAAAGATTACTACGCCAAGGGCATTGTAATCCCGTTATGGGGTGAGGTAGAAATTACCGTGCACCCAATAGATAGCAAGAGTGGGGTATTTACGTGGTCGTCTTCAAACGCAGACTTTGATCTGCATAGCCAATCCCACCCTCGCGACCAGTGGGAAGGGTTCGGGAATAAAAACTTACAAAACATAAAGTTCGTATCCCCTTGGGCTTTTAAAACAAGAGACGAAATTGATTTTACATGGGGGCAGCCTACATGGAGCCAACCTGAGACCTTTAATGGTCTTGTTGGCCTCCCCGCAGTGGTACAGTTTAAAAGCCAATCTTTTACCGGGATCAACTACGTGGTAGAACAAAAGAAAGAAGAGCAAAAGTTTAACCTGCAACCTTTGACGCCTATAGCGATGCTCCACCCAATGACGGAGCGAAAGGTTGAGATACGCAACCATCTCGTGAGTGTTGATAAGATGAGCCAAATCCTACAGCGCGGAGGAGGCATGCTGTTAAACTCTGCTGAAAGGCAGGAACACGATAAAGCGTCGCGGTTACATTCGCGGAAACGTAAATTTTGGGACAAGGCTGACGAACTAAACAAGTGTCCATTTAAATAGGAGAAAACATATGAAATATACTTGCTGGAATTATTACGATGGGTTAGATGAAAAAGTGGTTAATGCAATCAGAGATGTCTGTTTAAAGGAAGAATTAGTTGAAGGTATAGTAAGTGATAGTTCTAATGAACAATTCACAAAAAAAACTAATGTAAGGCGGTCTAAAATAAGTTTATTAAATAAACAACAGCATAACGAAATTTTTAATTTAATGTTTGAATACGCTCTTGACTCTAATCGAAATGCTTACGGATTTGACATTAGAAGCATAGAAGATTGTCAGTTTGGTGTGTATGACTCAAAAGATGAAGGGTTTTATGATTGGCATATAGATACATTATGGGGAAATAGCTCAATGACAGATAGAAAAATTAGCATAGTAGTGCAATTGTCATCTCGTGATGAATATGAGGGAGGAGAATTTGAGCTAAAAAATCTAAGTTTTTCCGAAGAAGACAAAGTAAGATTTAAAAATAAAGGCGCTGTTATAACTTTTCCTTCGTTCCTTGAGCATCGGGTAAAACCAGTAACAAAAGGTAAAAGGTTGTCTTTAATTGCTTGGGTGGAAGGAAACAAATTTAGATGATTTGTGTTAAGGATAATTTTTTAGAAAAAGAACATTTAGAAGATGTCATTAGTTCGATACATAAGATGGAGTACTTTAGCTGTGAAGATAACCCTAACAAGTTAAACAAACTTCCTTATGGGGATTTTACTTGGACTGAAAAGTATCCAGGTAAGAGGACAATTCCTTTAGAACATATTAATACGGAGCTTTGTAGTTCTATTATGAGAGCAATAGAGAGATGTAATTTTCCTTTTACTAATAAAGCATTTAAATACAATCAGACAGCTAATGTTAGATTAAAAAAAGATAACAATGATTTCATTCATCAGGATGGTTCTGATTGGGCATATATGATTTACTTATCGGAGACTAATTTAGAATCAGGAACAAAATTTTATCTATCTGAAAATGAAGATGAAGAGTATGCTTGTACTAAATTTTTATTTAATAGACTAGTTGTATTCGATTCAAGTGTGTATCATAAATGTTGGAATAGTTATGGAGACAATCCACAAAATGGAAGAATTTCTATTAATGGGTTTTGCACTTACACCGATAACAACACAATAGCAGGAGAGTAACATGGGATATGGAAGAACACCGGTAAAAAAGAAACGTTAGAGTTTGATGATATTTTGGAGTATTTATGAGCACTTGGTGGGATAAACAGGAAGGCCTAAAAGAATTGGCAAAACAGTTTCAGGAAAGCCAAAACGAATATATAATAGGGGAAAGACATTCGCCAACACCGCCAATGTCTCCCTTCGATTCTAATCAGAAGGATAGTGACGGAAAAAAGATAGTTAGCGTCATTGGACAATTTACTAAGTAACTGATAGAATAGGAAAAATACATGGACAACATTGAAAGAATGCAGATGCAATTAGATAAGCAAGACACTCAAATTAATGATTTGTTTAAGTCTGTAAGAGAGATTAAGAACATGAACCTTAGTAATAAGGCTATGTTTAAAGGTCTAGTTATAGGTTTTGGTTTAATGGTTGCAAGTGATATGGGCGTCGTTCCACTTTTAATGAAGTTAGTTTAGTAAAACGATAGAGCAGTTGCAATTTTATTAGAGCCTACGGGTTCGTGTATTACATTTAGTGCTTACCGCCCTTAGAAGGTGTAGGGGTGTCTAAAGTAACTGTTCTATCTTTTTAATGGGAGTTTAAGTGATTAGTTTACTTACAAGCATAGCACCAATCTTTTTAGGTTTTTTCGCAAAGTTAATGGCTCTAAAAAGCCAAGCAGCAGCCGAAAATCAAAAACTAATGATAGAGTCAATGCAAGCTCGAAATGACTCTATAAACCAAGCCAGGGCTGCAGCTGACAAAGAAAGTCCAATGGCTGCCTGGAATCGAAGATTTATCATCATGGTAATCCTCGGTTTAATCATATTTACACAAGTAGCGCCAGTGCTATTTAACGTCCCAACCGTGATACCAACAGTGATTGAGGGCTTTAGTCTCCTCGGATTGCAATTTACACCTGATGTGGTAGAATACGTCACGGTAGAAGGGATGATGAAGTTTGACGAAATATTCAAATGGGCGTCAATGATAATCGAATTTTACTTTGGAGCACAGCTCGCTAAAGGCAAGTAGCCTATGAGTCGTGACTTTTTTAAATATACATAGGGGAAACTATATGTTAAATAAAATAATGAGTGGCGCTGACGCTGCTATAAACGTAGGTATTAAGCTAATTAGTTTAGCAATCGTTTTGCAGGTTGTATTTAGTGAAGTACCTTTTTTAGGTGGCGGTAACGTCATTGGTACTATCATCGGCCTTGTTGGTCAGCTAGGAGACGCAGGTTTAGTCGGCATAATTGCTGCAGCTTTAATCTATCGTTTGTTGGATGACGACATCAAAAACGATCTGAAGAAATAATGACACCTAGAGCCAGAAACAATACTATAGCAGGTCTTGTCGTAGTTGCTTTCTGGCTCATTTTAGTAATACCAACAATAGTTAAAGCGGAAACAACTACAGTAGACCAAACAACAAACTCTACTGTGACAACGAACGGAAATCAAACTACGACAGTTAAGTCACCTCCGCCCTCGGCCATATCGCCGAATGTAGGCGGTAATAACTCAGACTTATGTACTATCTCATCTAGTGGCGCTTTAGGTACTCAGATACTATCATTGAGCTTAGGAGCTACATATACAGAAGCAAATTGTTTACTTCTTAAAAAAGCTCGAATGCTATACTCAGCTGGTATGAAAGTTGCCAGCGTATCGTTATTGTGTCAAGACCCAGCAATTTTCAAAGCCATGGCTAATGCGGGAACATACTGCCCCATAGATGGTTTAATAGGTGACCAAGCTAAACGTGCTTGGGCTGTAAGAACTGAAGAAATACCAATGCCAGAGGAACAACATGAAAAAACTACTGTGGAAAAGAGGGATAGCGCTATTAAGCTTATGGGTGCTGTTGCATCAGCCTTCTTATTCTTCTAGCTACATATACGGATACACTCCAAACGCTGCTATAAGTGCTATGTCATGGAGTATGAACCCTGCTACATTAGGGGTGCATGGTATTGGCGGTATGGATATATCAGGTGTTATAGTTGGATATAAAGCCGTAAAGAATTTAGAAGATGATTTAGTAGTAAAGATTGGAAACGATAAAGTTGGTGGCGGAACAGTATGGGAAGACGTAGAAGACTGGTCACAAAAATACGGCGGTAAGATTCAAAAAGTTGTACCGTTACCTCTTACACCACTAGCAGTATTCGGTGATGGTTATGTTAAAAAAACTGGCACAGGCACAGTAGAAGATGTATCAGTAATATACATGTACCGTTTTGATAGTTGTTTTAATCCTCAAGCTGACCCTAGTTGTCCTGGTTATGTAAAACCTAAACCCCCTCCAGTACCAAAAGTACCTGACTATGATGCTTTAGAAGACGAATCTGTACGGTTAGCTCAAGAAGATACAGACAGAGATCTAATTGACGACGATGAAGAAAGCAAAGATGACGAAGACGAGGAAGATGAAAATTCTGATTTAGAGTTTGCATTAGCTAGTACAACTAACGCTCTAACTATGGCTAATCAACTAGCTCAATCTGCTATAGTAAATTCAATAAATAGTGCAACAAACATTGGCACGTATTACGTAGCAAAAATCCCTGATAGTTACATTACCGAGTCTGTCGTTTTACAAGGTGGTAACATTGTGGATAATAGGAGAGCACTAAGAAGCTTATCGCAAGATAATTTAATGAACCAAATGATAGAGGAGCAATACAAATGAAGAAACTATTAATAACACTTAGCTTTATACTTGGTGCAACCCCAATACTAGCTGAAAACGTAGATATAACTGGAACGGTGCAGAGTAGATGTACTGTAAACATGGACACTCCAGGAGCATATGGTAACCCAAACGCTTTTACGCTTACAACTTTACCTTCTTCATCAGGACAAGAACCTATAGTAAGGTTTGATGTAACTCTTGCTAATGCTTATCATGCACAAGTAAGTTATCCTACAGCGTTTACTTCTAGTCCTTCACTATCAGATACTGTTGCTTGGACTGGTACAGTTGCTGTAGCACAAATGAGTTCTTCTGACCAAAGTGGATATCAGGCGGCTAGTACCACAAGTGGATCGATGAGACAATATGCATTAGCACATGCTGGGACTTTATGGGTTAAAGCTACATCTATTGCAGTTTATGGTGGCGGTCAAGCTAAAGCCTTTCCAGGTGGTTCGTATAAGAGTGTAGTATTAGCAAGTTGCGTAGCTCAATAGGGCTATGCTTATTACTTCTTAGTGGAGTAGTACTTAGTCACGAGATGACACCGACCTATCCCACTTGGAAAATGAGTGTGGTACAAGGAGTTAAGAAAACAACCATGGAGTTGTGGAACTCTAGGAAAGATGTTGGTTATTACGAAGTCGGTGTGTTTGATGAGTCGTGGGAGCCGATACCATTTGTAACAGCTTATAGAATTATTAAGATTGATTACTTAAGTAAAGTTAAATTTGATATATACATAAGAACACAAGACATAGTAGAAGCTAGGTACATATGTTCATTGTCTAAATTAAGGAGTAACGATGAGAGTAAGACCTTGTTAGCTACTAGAATATGCTCAAAATTCAAGTAAGATGTTTATTCCTAGCTTTTCTTTGCACACAATCGATGGCTAGTAGTACATCGCTTAATCTAGCATTGCCTAGTGCTAGCTCAGGTTATGGCACAGACAGTATAAAAGCTGGAGATTTAGATTGTTCTAACAGCATAGGAGGCAGTACAAATTTTGAATTAGGAATGACTGGCATAATTAACAATGCTATAGCACCATTGTTTGGCAAAGAAGATGAAAACAATCCTGAGACAAAAGACTTTGGAATTTACGCACGCATAATAATTCCACTAGATGCCCC